GTGTGACAACACCCGTGTGGCTGTAACGTACTTTGCCCACGCGGATAAACCGATCGAACGCATCAATGTGTACCTGCACGACAACAACATCGCGCAGATCACGCCCGATAGTGTGCGCATCTGTGACTGTGGTTGGCAGACACCGACTACAAAGTCTCGCCTAAATGCAATCCTGCATGAACTATGTGGCGCTGGTATTTATCAGAAGAACCACATTTGGTACGGTACAGCAATCGAAGAAACTGATTGGGAGATTGAACTTGGTAGCCAGCACATCTTTGTGCGTGGGTAACACAATGCCTTGGTACATTCAGCGTCGCAGTGAGAGAGGCTTCATCGAAACTGTGGACGAAGCTGATGATAGGAGAGAGGCGCACAGGCTGGCTGCAGAGTACAACACTGCAGATAAATCTGCGCAGTATTATGTAAAACGCTATCCCTGTAAAGCGTACAAAACCAAACACAGTTAAACCCTCCCGCTACGCGGGGCCAACTCACACAATTACATCAACATCACAATGTCTTACACACAACACGCCGCTACAGCTACTTGCCAGATTACAAATGTCATTGACACAAGTGATCTAATTTCACAGGTCTACGATTACCTAACTAACCACGAAAGTGAGGCTCCTACTGATCTGCTTAATTGCGACTCTTTCGATGAGTTTTCGGACATTCTCGAAGCCTATGTGAGCGTCGCAGACAATACACTAACCATCAACATGGACACAGAGGAATCTAACTCTGACGGTGAAGTATTCGACTTTCTTACCGACCATTACGCTCACCTGATGAGCAGCGACTTTATGAAAGTCGTGTGGGTTAGTTACGACAGCAGAAGTGGATTGTCCGCAGACTGCACTTATTACGACAAACAGGGCGAAATGATTGACGTTGAGAAACTACTCAAAAGCCAACCAAAGTCCACTATTTAACTAACGTGAGCACTTTTACCGCCATGAAGTTTTTAGTAACCTACATCGACTTTGACTTTTCTTCTGATGATGATACTTGGGGTGATGTAGACCCCGATTATCAGCAAGAAGTGACCGAAGAAACAATCGGTCAAATCTGGGAAGCAGATGATGAAGATGACTTAGTAGAGGAGATCACCGCCGCTACAGGTTGGTGTATTAAATCTCTCGATTATCGTCACGCTCTTGTGTAACCTTTACCGATTTCCCAACCATGGACATCTACAAACGCGTACATGGACAATCAGCGCGTGACAAACTGCGCGAGCTAATTGATCTCCACGGGCACGAGTTGTTTATTGCGCGGGCATTATTGCTGCGCGTGGATGACAGCGTGTGCGAGGAATTGCTGGATGACATAACGGAGGGCCGCATTATTTAGCCTCTCCCGCTACGCGGGGCCGCCTCACACATTTACACCATCATCACTAACATCATGACTGGTAACACTTCCGATGACGGCAAACTGCCCATCGTTCTTGTTATTGACCGCGACATGGATCAGTTTGTGCAACATTACAGCACCAAACATCTTGAACCTAAGGGTTATGGGCTTTGGTGGGTAGATTCCTGCGGATCCCGCTCTGTGCATTATTACGCACCTAGCGCAAACAGTAACGCACGCGAACATTACGACACAGCCGAAGATCTGCCGGAGGATGTCTACAACAGTCTCCTTAAGTTCTTCACCAATCACCTCAAAGTCAACCTAGATACACTTACCGTACTGAAACGTATGGAAGATCCTGGTTTAGGTATTATGCTTCCCGAGGATTATGAAGTCCTCAAACAAGGTGGGCTCCCCGACGGCTGTATCGCAACCGCAACTAAGTGATCTGTAACTATGGCTAAACAGTACACAATCACACTCGATGAAGACACTCTGACCGGGCTTTTGTTTCACCTCAAAGAGACTGTGGATCGAATCCCGGTGTCAACAATCGAACCAGACCCCTGGGAATGTGTAACTAAAACAATCGACGAAATCGAAAAGTATGTAACTATCGACGATTAGGTTTGCTCCCACGCTGTGTATCTCTCCCGCTACGCGGGGCCAAATTACACAATTACATTCTCATCACATGACACACCTACCTCATACAGTAGAATCTCTACTGGATCTGTTCACCGTTTCTCAAATACAGGAGGCCATCGAACACCAACTAAATCTCAACGAAACCGAAGACGATTGGGAACAACGTCATCTCCTCGCTGCTGAATACTTATGTAATTACAGCGAGCTTATGTATCCCAAACAACTCGCTAAATACTGCGACAAACTTCGCACCAAACTCAATCTTTACGGAGACAACTAATGAAACGCAAAGAGTATTCCGTCAGCCTTACTGAAATGGGAGGTTACTGTCTGGAACAACTTGCAGCTAAAGAGTTTCGCACAGTTGAACACATGCTGCAAATTCTGCTTCACGAGGGTATCCAGTTTTATCAACACGAACGTGAGTTTTGGGTTGAGAAACTAGAAGAACACAAAGAGCCCTCCGCTATGGGCAAACAGTTTTACACAACTGAAGAAATTATCGAATTCCTTACTCCTGAAATCAAATGACTAAGACTGTAACTAAGCACACTCGTGCATCTGCAGCGGGCAAGGTTGTTTATTGTCCCCACTGCAACGCTGAACTGCGTCTGTTTCACTTCAGCTTTAGTGCCTTAGGTTGCCGTGGGTGCGACAAAATGGTCGATAAATACGATCTTCTACTTGAATCGAAGAAATCTGATTACACTTACTTTCTCAATCGACTCACACTCTCATGACTTACTTTGTACATTACGAGGATGATCTCAACGTCCGGCGCGTTAATAACGTGCTGCACATCTGCACATCCAATGATGCAAATGGTAAGCCCCGCAGACTAATTGTGTGTCTGGGATCTTATGGTCACATCGTTGCATCTTTCAACGAAGGATGTGATTGGGGTGGGCTTTATCAACTCGATAAAGACTTCGCCAGCTGGACAAACCGACACTCTGTCCGAGTGAATGTAACTGTCTCTGAATTTAATCGGTGGCAATCATTTGAACCCGGCAAGGTTACAAAGGTATCCACGCAGCCCGAGCTTCCGTCTTTCCAACAGTAATTTCAACAAACTAATTATGAAGACACAACCATTTGGTTATCTGCAGCGGCAGATGATCGGATTCATGCGGCGACAAATTGAACTTTATGGGCCTGCGATTGACCGAGCGTTTCACATTCAGTGTGATCGTGACTCGCGCCGAGTTGCATCATCACTTGAACTTCGTGGCGTGATTCGTGTTGACCGAGCCTACGACATGTGGTTGGTTCGACCTAATTATGAACACCCTGTTTTTCAATCCATTTAACTTGTAATCATCATGGCTTTTTACTTCATCGAAGTCACCGACACATTTGGCGGCCAAGCTAACTACAGCTGGGTCGAAAAGTACTGCATCGAAGCTACGGATGTAACAGCGGTGCGGCGAGCCAAACGTGAGATTGGTTGGAATGGTGTCCGGTGCGACCGTTACGACTGTGGCGATTACATAGAATTACGCCCACGCGGCATGGCGCAAGTTGCGTTCATTCAACGGGAGCAGCCAGTTTGATCTCCTCCCGCTTCGCGGGGCCGCCTTCATACAACATCCTCAGATCATGAATTACTACAAAGTTAAGGTTCAGATCGAATCCGAACAAGGAGAACACCTTGTGATGGAGACACAGCGCAACTTTGTCACGGATAAAGATGTTTTTATCTTCGCGAGCGGATTCGCCGATGGTTTCGCCATGGCGCATCAAGGATCTGTTCTAGAGAAACAGATCGAAAAACTAAACGATGATAGGAGCTTTTGAGGGAGCAGAGCTGCCCAGATCACACTTAAATTGCCGAACATTCTCAGCGTGCTTGCGTGCTAATTCCTTACGCACGTTTGCCAAATAAACCAAGTAAGCCGGTTTCATGAACTTGCTGTATCTGTTTATACAGTAAAACCGAACACAAACCCTTGTAGTTCATTCCGTTACACTAAACCAAAGCTTTGATCTAAAATGTTATCTAGATCACACAAAACTATAACTATTTAAAGATCTAGAAAATCACGTTAAATTTTTCTAGGTAATTAAAAGTTTTTCTTAATTCTCTGACCTCCAAGCTATCTAGTATGTGATCTGTAAAGTACTCAGATTATCTCAGAACTAAATCTTAAACGATCATTTGTTTCGAACATGGAAGACAGCTAAACTGGTTAAACTCACGAGCGGTTATTTCCAACCCGTGTCGTTTCAACACACCATTAACAAGACCCGTAAGTTTGACGTTTTCGCTCGTAAGGGCAAGACTGGCTGGTCTTACAAGTGCACAATCGAGGCTAAGACTGAGGCCCACGCGAAAGAACTTGTGCTTAAAGAGCACGTGGATTTACAGAAACATCAGCTTGCGGTTTACCCTAAACGCTGACTATTTACCTTTGGTAAAGTAATAGAGTGCGGCGGGACGCCTGAAGGCTGTCGCGTTTTTATGGGAGTTTGATCGCGGCATGAGTGGGGTTTGATTCCCCCGGTCCCGACTCATCCATTTACATAAAACTCCCAAACTGCTATGCTGCGCATACGGGTGGCACCGACCCGAACCAACGTGGCGCGCCTACATTCACATCAAACTCCTATGACCATTAAAACCTCTGAGCTTGTTTCATTAGGTGCCGTTGCCGCCGAAGCTTTTGATGAGTTCGACGGCGCACAGAAGCAACTAAACGATTCCTTTGGTGTTCCGTACAACGCCGCCAAAGACAATCTCCTGAGAGACGTAACTATTGCAGAGTCGGAAGGTATCGATCTGCGCTTATTTGCAGGAGAAGAAAGCAGGTTCAGATTTCCTGCTTTCAACACCAACATCGTTGTGCGTATTCACCGCAAGCCCACGCAGCATACGAAGCTTGAAAAACTTGCTGCAAAGGTAGCCAAACTTGAAGGCGACTTAAAGTTGGCGAAGATGTGCCTCAAACATGAGGCAGAGCAGCTTGTTGCTTCAGGAGCTTGCGATGAGCTTACCGATAAAATCGTTCTTGCGTTCACGCGAATCAAATAGGACTCATGCTGAATACCCTGAACAACGTCATCTGCTACGGAATCGCCACATTCGCTTGTGCCATTACCTTCATGGGTTTACTGGGCGCCGACCCTAATGTATCAAGCACTACAAGTCAATCCTGTAAAAACCATGAAGCAGGTGACATTTCCTGTAAAACCCGCTAACCTCTCCTGAGGGGTCAGCCCCTGAGCAGAGGAGTACACGAGCCCTCTCCATCGAGAGGGTTCTTTACTTACGCTCACCACAACAATTTGTTTAACTAACCCAAATGACCACCCATTACTTGCTGACCTGCTCTATTTCGGCAGACGTTCGGCAATCGGTTCAGATCAAGTTTGATGACCTCAAACTTCCGAAAACGGTAGTTGAAACTCTTCAACGTAATAATACCGTCAGCCTTCGCCCCAATCTTTCAAATGCGCTTAAAGCAGAGCTTGATTCACTTCGCGTCATGCAGCGTGATCTTTATGACAGCTACTGCATTCATAGTGGTGACGCTCACTTTGTCACTTCTTCCTACTTTTATTTGGCTAATGAACTCATAAAAGATATTCGTAAAGCCGCTCAAGATGCGAACGACAGACTTAAAGACCTGTGGGAGCAAGAATATGAGTCTTGGCAGCAAACTGCTGAAGGTATCTTGAAACCGTTGTTTGAAGACTCAGACGAATTCAAACTGGCTTTCGACGCCTACATGAAGTTCTTCCCCACAAAGGAAGAGTATAAAGCGCCGATTCGCGTATCGGTCTTGGGTCCTTTGCCTGTTTCCATGGAGCGTGTAAGCAAACCGATTGAGGGCGACTTTCAATCACTCGTCGCTTATGAGAATCAAATCAATACGCAGCAAGTCCTTGAAGCAGCCCGTAAAAATGCGGCAGACAGAGCACTATTGCTTGGCGCCGAGCTGCTTGATGACCTTGACGTTCGCTCAATAACGAAGATCGGACGCCAACAAACTGGCGGCGATAAGAAACGCGGCAGTTGGCAGATCACAGCGCAAAAGCTGAAACTCATTAGCGATAGTGTGTCTGGCTTCGAAGAACTTTCTGTGCTCGCGGATCGACTTCTTCAAGCAGGGAACGACATTCAAGCCACGGACCGTGCTGTTCGACAGAAAGGAACAGAGGATTTCTATGCTGTTCAAGATGAAATTCGTGCCGAATTATCTCAGATCTGTGAGTCACGTGACAGCTCTAAAGGTTTGGAAACACTTAAGCAATCTCTTGCACTTTCATCAACTTATAAATCGCTCTGCGATCGAATCAAGAACGCAGAAAACTCTAATGTTTTAAATCTTCTGATCAAGGACGCAAACGTGGAGATCGATGTGTATGCACAGCGGTCGAAACATCTGAACAAACTGATCGAACAACGTAAAGAATTGATTGGAGCTGCAGGAGAAAATCTGGATCAACTGCTCTCTGATTTAACAGAACCCGAAACCAAGACCGAGGAGGTTGACTTTTAATGAAACGTCTTTCGTACACAATCGAATCCGCACACGGTTTTCTAAAAGACATCGAGACTTATACCAACGATGTTCTGGAGGCGGTGACGTTTACAACATTCGAATTCGCTTGCGAACGCCTTGCGGTGGTAAACAACCTTCTGTCGACAGAATGTTGGATCAGTGCGGTGTACATTCCGTTTCCTCGTCCACGAGCAGTGCCGCTGCTCAGTGAGACGCTTCAATAAATCTTTTCACACTCCTCTCTAAAAACCATGAACGACACCTTGTTCACCAAGCTACAAAACTTTCGTGGCGCACTTAACGCCTCCACGTTGGAGCGTGAGTTTGTTATCGACGGTTTGTTAGCGACACTTCTAAGCAAGCAAAACGCTTTTTTGCTTGGGGTTCCTGGCACCGGCAAATCTGATTTAGTCCGTAATATCTGCAGAGGTATTAACGGTGCGAATTATTTCGGTTATTTGCTGACACCGACAACGGATCCCTCTGAGGTGTTCGGTCCCGTAGCAGTTACCAAACTGCTGAAAGATGAATACACGAGAGACATTACTGGTTACCTGCCAGACGCTCACATTGGTTTCCTGGATGAGCTCTTTAGAGGTAGTTCGGCAATCCTGAACTCTCTGCTAACGCTGCTGAACGAACGCACCTTTAACAACGGTAAAACTGTTGTCGAAACGCCTATTCAATCCATTGTTGCTGCGACAAACAGTTGGCCCGACGAAGAATCGTTGCAAGCATTTGCGGATCGATTCCTGTTCCGACCCACGGTTGATGTTCTAAAGAAACCAGTATCCAAACGTAAGCTCGATGAGTGGGCTTTAGGTTTGGTTGTGCGCCCTGAAGTAGGTGACCACCTAACGCTGAAAGAACTGCAGCAACTGCAGCAAGCAGCGAACGACATAACCGTATCGGAAGAGTTTCTAGATCGCTTTAGCAATGTCTGGGAGATGTTGGCCAGTCGCAACATCACGATCAGTGATCGTCGTCGAGTACAGATTCTAAAATTCCTCAAAGCCTGGGCTTTGGTGCAAGGTGATGACGAACTGTATGCAGAGCATCTCCATAACAGTCTGATTCACATCGTGTACCAGACTCGGGAAGATCAAGACACTATTAAAGAGGTTCTTGAGCAGGAAATTCCCACAGCGGATCGGGTATTTAACGATGCCAAGCGAGCTGCTGCTGGAATTATGGCGGAGTACACGGCTCACTCCCACAAATACAAAGCCAAAGGTCTGGGCGATTTAAATGATTTTGTGGTTAATCTCCGCAAGTATCACAAAGACATGCAGACTGTTCGCGATAAAGTAGGGGAGATTCTGGATGGCACTCGATTCCGAATGTCCGTGACAACACGGGCATCAGGTGTGAAACTCCAGCAGAATCTACAAAACCACTGCGACACCTTGGCCCGTGCAATCAGCGACATTAGTAGCTGACCGTTTCGAACTCACTGAAACAGACTTCGACGCCGACGGTGTAGCAGTTAAGTACGAACAGGATCACAACGGTAACGATTGTTATCATGTGATCCTGAAGTCAGGTATTGTTGCCACGGTCTCCTCCGCGCATCTTGTGGAGGAGAAAAAGATTCAATTACTTCGTTTCTACCCTATAAATCAACATGAACACGACAACGCATTCTGAGATTATCCGGATTGTAGACAACGAGCCCCTGACACTCGCTTGCTCAGCTCTTGCAGATTTTCTATGGCAGGATTTTATTCGCGACGCGCGTCCGATTGTCACGTATTTAATCGACCACTACAACATCAAACAACTTTCGCGTTTTGGCAAGGAGATCTTCGAGCGTCTTTATAGTGCTGACAATGTGCAGTGGTTGGTGACTGAAGACGCATACGAAGATTACTTTCGTAAAGTTTGCGACGGAGATTCGGCTGCACTGCCTGAGGGTTACAAACCCGAGAACGGCATTTGGTATTCAATCATGAGCGACATGAGCCAAGCTGCTGCGTGGCCTGAGCTCATTCGCAGATCAGTCGGCGATCAATTCAACGCAGGTAATAATGCGGTAAACATCATCAACGAACTGTCGAAAGTTATTGAGCAGGCAATCGAAAGCGGACAGTTTGACGTACAGCTTTTAACTTCGGCAGATCAAAAGCTGCAGGAGTTACGTGAGCAGTATCAAAAAGCAGTAGAAAACGGAGACAAACAACAAGCCGAAAAGATTCGAGCAGAAGGTAAGAGACTAGGGCAAGCAATCAACGAAGCTATTCAGGAAGCGAAGAACAAAATTCAAAGTCAGTCACACAAAATTGTCGATAAAGCTCTTGAGGAAAACGATGAGGTAAACGAAGCTATCAGTAATCTCCACGGGGATAGTTCTGGAGCAGGCAAACACGCTGCCGATCTCGAAGCTAAGAAGAAACTCGCGGAGAAACTTCGTAAGAACAAAGAGTTAAAGAAACTCACACAGAAACTTGGAGCGCTCCGTAAGATTTGGCACGAGCGTAAGAAAGCTCGGAAAACCCGCGACACGTACGAATCAATCACTGGCGCCCGGTTCGGCGATGACGTAACTAAAGCATTCCCTGCTGAAGTTGCGTTGGCAGCAAGCCCAGAAGGAAGCGCACTATTTGCACTCAAGTACTCACAGAAAACTCTGCTGACAAAGGATTACACGTCCACGCGGCGCGACATCGGCAAAGGACCCATCGTGATGTATGTGGACGTATCCGGTTCGATGCACGGGGAGACTGAGGTGTGGAGCAAGGCGATTGCTTTTGTGATCGCTGAAGAAGCCCTCAAACAAAACCGCGAGATTCAGATTCACCTCTTCGACACTCAAATAAACGGGTCTGTAAAACTCCAGAAAGATCGTAAGGACAACGCACAACTGATTGATTTTGTTTGCACGTGGACTCTCGGAGGCGGCACGAGTTTTAACGCAGTGTTAGCCCACGCCTTAGACAAGGCTAAAATTTCAGAGCGAGCTGATGTATTGATGATCACAGATGGGCACAGCGATGTTCATGATAACTTCATTAGGCGTTTAAATTCATTCAAGCAAACAAATGGCGTGCAGTGGAGCACAGTCTGCATCAACACCGACATCCCCGATGTTTGCCGGACGTTTAGTGACGAACTCTACTCGGTCAATCTATATAACCCTGACGTAACCGTAGATGCGATTCAGAGATGCTTGAGGTAAGAACATGAAAAACGTACAAGAGCCCGCTGATGATCTAAATAAAATTATTGAAGAATATAGTAATAGAGAAAAATACCAAGAAGCTGTTGAAATAGTTAACGGTTTAAAGCGGAAGATAGCTATTGGTGATTTTTGGTACAACACAGAAACAAATGAATTGTATATTTGTCACGGAATAATCAAGGGAGAGCCGATCTGGTCTAAGGTTGACGGCGCGGAAAAAATAGAATGAGCGGCCCGACACCACTGCTAGATACTTTAGAAAAATTATTAGAGATACAGGAAGCGTATTGTGTTCGTGAAACTTCTGCAGACGAATTACAGCAGTGGGTAAGCGATTGTATATTTAACTCCATCTATGAAGATTCACCGGATAGAAAAAATAAAATTAACTACAACAACTGCAGCATCGAATTTTTATATAACTGCTTACTGTTCTCCGTAATTAAGAATGAGACTGATGACGGTTTTTTTACAGGGGTGTCTTACGACATAGCTATTAGCTTAAAACCGTATTTATATGATTTTTTTGGGACTGATCGTATACCAGTCTTAAAGGCGGCAGTGTCCCTGCTGGCAGAAGACATCGAAGAAATAAGCTCAAAGCTCGCAGGCGACATCCACGACTGGTCGGAAAACGTGGCACTCGTGTTTAGTGGCCTAGGACACACAAGTTAAAAAATCTAAAGAGAATATTAAACCTCGGTAGACCGGGCTTGCTTTCCTGTCTTTCCTTTCTACGCTGATCCAGTCATTCACAGTGTTTGACATGAACTTCCAATTCTGTCTTGCAGGAACTCCCATTGAGCCCCACGAAGCCGTTGCCCTCCTTGAGGTCGCCGGTCACAAAGGACACTCCGCTCCAGTTATTGAGATCAGCACCCTGATCGACACAAGGAACCTAAACGCTTCCAAGCTTTTTGAATTGGCTGTGTCGAAGCAGAACCAAGATCTCGCCTCTCTGGCGTGGAAAATCTCGCTGCAACAAAAGCAGCCGTCTTCGTTCACTACTCCAAAGCTCAAGGTGGTCTCTAGTGCAAAGGAGCCAGCACTCGAAGAGATCATTGAGCAGCTCAACCGCACTAACTCATACTGTGCGCTGGGGACTGCCATGCTGCTAAAAGCAGCTAGCTCGGATGAGTGGGTAACCCTTCGCGAAACTGCGACTCAGTTTGCCTGTGAAATCGTTAACAGGAAGCTTGGTTTTGCAACCTCTAAATTCCTGCGTGGTTTCGATATGGTAGACGGCAAGCCGAATCCCATCGATCTGAGCAGCGGCATTGAGCGTAAGTACACGTTCCACGTGTCGCCTATGTACATCGCATTGCGTGAGGGGCTGGTGTACTGCAAGAAGCACGGTCTCGTGGAGCAGAAAAAGATGCTGTCTATGGGCGCGCCTTACTCCAAGAACAGCTCCCCTCAGATTGAGAGCACCCGTCGGATCTACTACAAGATCAAGACCTCTGATCGCGGTCGCCAGCTCGTCGAAATGTGGGCTGACATGGATCGCTATATTGAGAAAAATCTTGAGCTGCAGGCAGCAAGCTGATGGATTCATCACAACTTCTGTATGAGAACGAACTCATCGAGGCTTTAGCGGAATGCTTCTGTGTCGCAGCAGAAGTTATAGATGCTGAAGCAATTATTCGTTGCATCAAAGCAGCTCTTGATTCCAACATCGAGAATCACAGCAGCCAACTTGAGATTTTTACATCAGTAAAAAACTCAATAGCTGGAATCTGATCCTACCCACGTGCGCTGCCTGAGGTGGCGCACTTTTTTTCTTCTTATGGATTTCGTCTACGTCGACACCGACATCAAATGCCAGCAGGCTCTGAAGGATTTGGCTGGGTTCGAAAAAATTGTTCTAGATACGGAAACCACTGGGCTCGACAGTTGGATAGCAAAACTTCGTCTGATTCAGATCTGTTCAGCATCTGTCGACGATTTGTCTAAACCTGTTTATGTTTTTGATGCGTTTAAAGTTAACATAGAGCCTGTATGTAGATATATAGAATCACGTAAGACTTTAGTAATTCATAATGCAAACTTCGACTTACAGTTTTTATACTCTGTTGGTTGTGATTTTAGAGGCAATGTTTTTTGCACCTACATTGCCGAACGAATTCTCCGCGCTGGTTTTAAGGAGAAGCGAATCGCGCCGCAGACAAAGAAACCTTATTTTGCTGACGTTTCTTGCGGCCTGAAAGCGGTAGCTGAGCGTCGGCTCGAACTGGAAATTTCGAAAGAAGAGCAAGTAAGTAATTGGGGAGCGGAAACCCTTACTGAAAGTCAGCTGGAGTATGCGGCTAAAGATGTAAAAATTTTGCCGCTTATTGCTAAGCAACAATTTGAAGAACTTAAGGAAGAAAATCTTTTAGGGCTTTACTCAATAGAAAGTAAGTGCATACGCCCCGTGGCCCAAATGTGCAGGAGAGGATTCAGTGTAGATATTGCTAAATTAAAGAAATTAAAAATTAAAATAGAAAACGAATTAAATATCAAGACTGCAGAGTTTGTAACGCAGCTGGATTCCCGTTTGCCTGATGATAGGAAGCTTCCTAGGAGAGAAGACGGTTCAATAGCTATCGGTAAAAAACGAATTAAAGAGTTCAACCCTAGTAGCCCAGCACAGTTGATCGCAGCATTTAATAACTGCGGCATCGAGCTACCGGTTGATCAAAAAACTGAGAAAACTACTTTAAATCAAGTAGCGCTTGCTGAATTCGATAGCGAAGATCCCACGCTGATGGTTTATCGCGAGCGAGCAAAAATTGAAACGCAGTTAGAACACGTAAATAAATTACTTGATAATGTAAATCCTGTATCACATAGGCTGCACTCAGGGTACAATCAAGTCGGCGCAAACTCTGGGAGATTTACCAGTAGTGGCGCCCCAAAAACATCTAAAACAAAAACCAAAACTATCTTTGGTGTAAACATACAACAAGTTCCTCGATCAAGAGACTTCCGAGAAACCTTTGTAGCGGCACCAGGATTCAAGCTTGTTATCTGCGACTGGGCTCAGATCGAACTCCGGTTAGGCGCTGAGTTGATCAATATCCCTCAGATGAAAAAAGCTTTTATCGAAGACATTGATTTACACACCTTGACAGCAAGTTTGATTTATAAGAAAGACATTAATGCAGTAACAAAAGATGAGCGTCAGGATGGTAAGACACTTAACTTCGCACTGTTATACGGCATGGGCTACAGAAAGTACAAGACATACGCTGCGCAAAGCGGAAAGATAATCTCTTTATCAGAGGCTAAGGTTGCGCACACCGGTTTCCACGCAGCGTATCCGCGCTTGCGGGTGTGGCATCAGGAGAGAGCAGCTTTAGTGGCTGATGGATGGACGTTCACTCGAACAGCATGTGGGCGCCGCCGCCTACTGAGCTACGACGATGCGACCATGATGTGCAGCGCAAACACGCTAATCCAAGGTTCCGGTGCTGATATTTTAAAAATAGCTATCGCGCAACTTAGTGAGCACCTTAATGAAAACGCATATTTAGTGGCGTGTGTACACGATGAACTGGTCCTTGAAGTACGTGAAGACCTTGCGGAAGAGTATAAAAAAATACTGGAATCGATCATGATCCAAGCCGCAGAAAATGTATTAACATCGGTTCCAGCATCAGCAGATGCAAGCGTCGGCGACTCCTGGGCCGCTAAATAAAAATGGACTTATTGCAAATCCCAAAAAATCCTGAAAAGGAAGTGTTCACTGTGAAGCACAACGGTAATTATTATGCGGTGGTTACAGGGGACGACGTGCTCTATGTAAGCCCAGAAGTATTTGATTCGCCTTTAAAGGCTAGTAACCACGCGCGCTCCATCAAACGCCAACACAAGATCGACGTAAAGATTAAAAAAGACCAAAAAACTAAGGTATTAAATAATACGACTAAAATACCTAGGAAAAATAAACTCTACACTGAAGCCGAAATGGCCTCGGAAACACAGCTGAAGTTTCGTGAGGTCTGGATTATCCTCGACCCATGGGGTCGCTTTGCCAAAACTATTATAAAGAATAACACTGTAGTGGAGTACGCTTCCGATAAAGAGAGCGCACAACGATTTGGCAGTTACGAGGAAGCAATATTGCAGCTAAAAACTCTGGATATGGTGGTGAAACGCGGGCACAAATTGCAGCGTTTTTTCGAACGAAAAGATTGAGGGCAAGAAACAGCTAAAGTAAAGCAGTATAATCAGTAAAGATTCGGCTTCAAATTAATGGCTCGCCGTCGCTATAACTTTGATTTCGCTGGGCAATCGTTTGGCTTCGATCTCCCCACGGTGACGGAAGAGAACGGCGAATCAAGTACGGAGTCTGTCCTGGCCGATTACTTTCCGGAACTCAAATTTTCCTTCGGTTCGAAGACTCAACGGGGCGGACGCTTAGGTCGAGCCGCTACGCAGATGACTCCCGAAGTCACGATGCGTCAAAAAGAAGCTGCAACCTTAGGCGGTGGTGGCCCTGTTACAATATCTCCTACCTTTACTAATACTTATTCGCCTCAAGCACCTGCTGCGCCTACGGTTATTCAACAGCCCCCCAAACCGCAACGTGCTCCGATCTCAACAAGTTTCGGAGCAAGCGAAAAATACTTTGGGCACGAGGATTATTTTCGTAATTTAGAAGCTGGTTACTCACCTGCTGAACTTAAGGAGTACATTCAACAAAATCAGCAATTGTTAAACCCAGAATCTAGTAATGTGAAAGGTAAGGGAGGCTTATACGATCAAATAATGGCAGGTAATGTGCTTACAGGATATCAGCAGCCCTCCACGCCGCAGGCACCTCAGGCTCCTCCGGTTTCCGCCAGAGAATCTGAAATTCAAAACATCTATAAAGATGTTTTAGGGAGGCAAGCCGATGTCGGCGGTCTTCAGCACTACGCCGGATCGTCGATGAAAGTTGAAGATATTCGCAAAGATATCGAACAGTCGCCCGAACGTAAAGAACAGCAGCTTAATGCTCTTTATCGCGAAGTTTTAGGGCGCGAAGCTGATCCCTCCGGAATACAAACGTATACGCGGGAAGATCCACGGGCTGAAGGTGGTTTCACTAAGGAAGAATTAGAATCCCTTAAACAAACCCTCCTTAGTAGCGCAGAGTATAAAGCCAAGAACCCTTGAATTCAAACAGATATACATTAATTCTCTCTAAAAACAGCACACAATTTAATATTGATGTGTGTGCTTTGGATACAAATCACGCACAGGCGCAAGCGTCTGATATTCTCAGAGCATTTGACGCGGATAAATTTGACTTAATTTATGAGGTTGTTGAGAGAACCGCTCTTTCAAAACTATTTAAAGATTTAGCGTACAACACCTTCGAGCACGATAGTTGCTACGTCTGGACCGATAAATTTACAAACGGATGTCCCTGTATCTACGCATTTCGAAAACGATTTTATATTAAAGATGTTATCCTCAAATACTTAAATATACCAAAAGATACACTTACAGCAAAATTAAAGTGCAAAAGTAAAAACTGTATAAATCCGTATCACTTTGAATATCACGAGAACCAAAATTCCAAACTTACTTGCGGGGACACGAAACTGCTCCTAGCGTACCGAAGCCAAGGCGTCCGGGTCGACCAGATTGCCAAGGCCCTTAACGTCCACCGTTCGACTGTTTACCGCAAACTCAAGCATGAATGTCTTCCTACTGGGGCTTCGAATCACAGCTGAGGCTCAAGAAGATGACGGCGCCCTCAACGTATTAGCTGAAGCGCTGCCATCCAACGACAAACGAGTCGCAACCAAAGTCCAACTAATCCAACAAAAAAATCACTACGTTGGCAAACTTCTCAAGAATTTAAAGGTCGAAAATACTGTCCTGGCGATTGGCCCTACTCGGCCTACGCCCGATGGTGTACTGCAGATGCAACCAATGCTGGTTGTGACTCAGGAAAACTTTGACGACATGCTGGCGATCAACCTCTTCATGGCCACGGGGGGCTTAGGTCCTAAGGCAGACGAGGTGGAGCTGGGCGACACTACAGTCACCAACCGTTCCCTTGCTTGGCAAAGCGAAAACTCCGAAACCAATTGGTTCAAACTGACTGGATGGGCAGAGCTTTCGAAGCAACTCGCAGAACTGGCTCCGGGAACCCCGACGATTGCTGTTGGCAAAGTTTCTACCAGCGAAAAAGACGAAAAGCTTTATCTCAACTACAACGTTGACAAAATTCTGTATTTACCCAAATCGACTAAATCTACACCTAAAAAAGCTGCAGACCCTGAGAAGGGTAAAGTAGCTGCCGCTGCTATCGGTTCGATTGATTTCTCGCTCTGATTTACGACCATGGTTTTTATCGCCGGCCAATTTTCTGCGGACGAAATTCTCTGTAATGTTCCGCCGCACACGCTACGTATCGATCTTCAAGCTCGCCGTTGGAAATCCGATGTGGATCCTGACAGCGCAATTGTAGACAAAAACGATAACGGTATACCCATTGAGTTTATCCTTTTAGGTTTCACCCCCTACTTTGGTAACCTGGGACTCCGTAATCAAGAAGAGTTTTTACGCATCGCTTATGTAGGTGTCAGCCCTAACCACAGGCTGCTTCCTCCTCGGTGTGTGACGACTTCGATGATCTCCGGGAAATCATCCCAAAAGAATTTCATCAGTTACTTCCAAACCCTGTTCAACAACAGGATTAACTGTGCTTCCGTGATCACAGCGTCTAAGTTTGTGACCCGCAGCTTTAACGAGCGCGACCCCATAACTGGGGCAGACGGAGCAAAGATCAACTTCAACGCACTTGAATTCGCCGATCGCCCTGCAGCGAACGACGAAGAAACCAACTTAATCGAGGATGTGAATGCTTGGCTTTCCGACAAAGGCGCGACGCTCATCACAGCGGCACTCAAGTCTCACATTCCTGGATCGGATTTGGTTGAGCTACCTCTTGGGTCAGATCACACGGAGATCAAGGCCCAGTTTGCTGCGACGCGTGGGACGCCGGCTGAGCGGTCTTTACCTTCAGCTAATGTTCCTAGCAAGAGTCTTAAGGCTGCTGATGTGGCTGATGATTCTGAGGACAACCCTCCGCCTTCGCCAAAAACTAAGAAAGCAGTGGAGCTCACTGAAGAACAAGCTAAAGCACTTGGTCTTGAGTTCTGATTCTTTATAAAAAATTACTGGGGGTCGCAAAGACCCCCTTTTTTGATGAACAGAAAACTTGTGCGATCAAAAGCTGAAAGGTACTGGTGTTCGCTCTACGCAAACCAGATTGATGCAGACGTTTGGAATATAGGTTTGATCATCAACAAATCCAAACGAGCGAGTAACGATTGGTTCGAGCGTCGGAAAAACAGACGCTGCAGAAGAGCTGCAAGTGAGCGTAAACGTAAATCACTCAGGCAATTTAAAGTCTGCGTTGATAATCTTTTGATTTTGCTCAGTCAGTTGCCTGCTGATGCCCACGCGGTCATCATTAATGATTTTATTAAAGCTCGGGCCCTTTCTAAATACGTAGAGCGTTTTGGATTTACACCTATTCCAAAGGGTGATCAGCTTGTTTGGGTGTTAACAGCTCAGAAAAGGGCGGAAGTTCTACGCCAGTCTTTACGCACCATTTAACTAGCTGAGAAAACAAATGACCCTTGAGCTGATATTGCTGGTGAATCGCTTCAAAAATCTCTAACAGGTCATCTTTATCGAGCTTTCTGGCATCCATCATTACACGCTGGTGCATAAAACTCTGCTCCGGCGTAGACCACTCAAGATTTAACATAATCTTTAGAGCGTGCATGTTTACTCTAATCACTATTTACTGGACGCGCCCGTCGGGACTGGCTAAGCTCAGCGAACCCTGATCTCCCGGGTAGTGGACGACTTTTACAGCATCCCCAACGGCGTGACTCACGCGTTGATAAAACACAGTTACATCACAGGAAAAATTCTTGTACCGCACGATCCTTTGGGCGTCTTAAGCGACCAGCTTCGGTCTCACAATTACACAGTGATCCGAAACGAAAACGAAAGCAACCTGACCGACCCTATTTGGTGGGTATCAGAAAAACAAAAAGGATACGACTGGGTGGTTGCCTGCACGATGGGGCTTCCTCAATACAGTGAATACATTCTCGAATACGGAATCCAAATTGCGACTCAAGGTATCGCAGTTTTAGATCGCCTTTCGTTCATTGAGCCCGTGGCTCGTCGAAAGACTTTCTTACTCAAGAACAAACTGAGCAATATGATTGTTCTTAACCCACGCCCGAAGTTTAGGGCAATGGGTAGCACTAGAGATTCAGTAACAAGTTGCTGGTTCTTATTCCAAACCCCAGAAACCTGGCGCGATGGCACTCAAGTGACATTCGGCTTAGATTGGGACCGCGTTGATCCGTTGCCGCCGTTAGAGTAATGTCATCCAGATCACATAAATTCGAGGCGTTTCAGAAGTCAATCCTCGATCAACTGATGGTTTCCAATGCCAAACTCGACAAGATCTGTGCTCTACTGGTATCCAATCAGCTCCTGCAAGAGTGCGTATCCCCTGAAGGCGAAGCTCGATCTGCCGTTGACTGCGCGGAAATTGTTACTGAAAGTTTTTGCGCAGGCATGTGCCTCTCCGAAGACCTGAACTCTCGCAGCAAAGAGTTCGAATATCAGAAATCTGAATTCTTTGTAGACTCAGATGAAGAGGAAGAGATTGAAGAAGACAATGAAGAAGATGATGACGACGATGATTATTCTCCGCCGAGACACCCATCTCTGACTTTTTAATAAAAAAGAGTTAGTATCGGTTTAATTCGACACAAATTTGTGTCTCAAACACGACTAACTCTCAACGGTTTACGTCACTACAATTGTGCTGGTGTTCCAAAACCGCTACCTTCGGTAACAAGCGTTTTATCCGCCACCCAATCGGAAGATACTCGCAAAAAACTTGCGCACTGGAACATCATGAATCCAGGTGCGCTTGAAAATGCTGCCGCACGAGGAACATTTATCCACAACGCGGTTGAAAACTGGATCCGTGGACTTCGGGTCGAACCGCCGCGTGAGTATCTGCCTTATTGGGACGGGATGCCTGCAAAGCTCGAAGAGCTTCTGAGCGACGGCAAAGTGCTGTGGTCGGAAAAACCTTACAACCAACCGCAGTGGTCTCGATATACCGGCGAGGATGGCGTCGGTCGAATCCATTATTACGACGAGGTTACGGGGTACGGATACGCGGGTTGCTGTGACATTATTTACGTCGACAGCAACAATGAAATAATCTTGGGAGACTTCAAGACTTCAGCGGGTCCTTATAGTTATAGGTTTCCACGGGCTGACTCTGGTCTCGATGACAAAACCCGCAAAGCCTTGATTTCGGGTGTCTTCAAGCTCAAAAAAACCCAGCTTCAGTTAGCTGCTTATAAGATCGCTGCTGAAAGTTGCTTAGGTATAAAAATTGATAAAACCCAAATTATTGTGTCGACACCCTCTCCTGAATATTCCGTCCAGGTCTTCACTTTTGGTAAGAACGATATTGAAAAACACGAAGCTCAATGGATGGAAGTAATCAAGCAGTTTTACAATCTACAAAAGACGGCTTAAGGGTTTCTTCTGTGGCCACGCGGGGTCGGGCGTGCCACAATAGCTGGGCGGGATCAAGCGATGAAGTTTCATTACAGCCGAAATAAAGAAGTCCGGAATCACGTCAATCCTCGGACAGGCAAAATCTCGGCTGGCGGTAACTTTAGAGCCTTCAATGAGAATTGGGAGCCTCAGACCGATACAGTCCAAGCTATTGCCGATAACGTCACGCAAGGCTATGGCCTGTGTGCGTGGCACCTGATTGACGGTAAAAGATCAAAAAACGAAACAGGTTGTGTAAAAGCCGGCTTACTAATTATCGATGTAGATAATCAAGCTGATGGTAAAGACAAAGACGGAAATAAAATACAAGATCAGCAACTAGATGAATCACAAGCGCTCGAATTAGACATTTGCAAAAAATACCTGAGCTTTGCTTACTATTCGCCTAGTAATGAAAAAGGTTGGCCCCGGTTCAGGTTAGTTTTTGGTTTAGAAAAAGAAATTATCGACACCGGTTTTTATCAGTGGCTCACTCGGGAAATATCGAAGCAAATACCCGGGTCTGATATCCGGGCAACTCAAGTACCGAACCTGTTCTACGGCGCCAAAGAAAACACCAAGCTTATTTACATAAGCGAAAACTACATCCCTGCTAGCAAGATTGATGAAGCAAATCAAAAATACTTATCCTTACCAAAGGAGGCGTCGGATCGCGGGGGTGCCCACACTGCTCTCGATGCTCGGGTCGATCAGACGGGCATAAACCTCGAACAGCTTCTGGCCGCAAGCGTTCGCGGCATCCTCGACGGCGAAGAGGTAGAGGATCGCTCGTTCGCCATGGCGGCAGCTCTCAAAGAGATTATTGGGTGGTGCAACTGGCTGAACGAAGCCGGTGTTGCGATCCATAAGCACCCCCTTGACATAGCGAACCAAGTGTTCGAGAATATCTATGAGTACGACCCTCAACTTGACGGAAAATTTGACCGGATCCTAGGCAGCATCACGGATGTTGCGTCCCTCAAGCCAGCGATTTCGATCGCATCAGACTCGGGAGAAGCAGCAATCTGGAAAAAGATAAAGTCTCAAGACCGTGCTTTATTCGATGCTGTTTGCCCAGACCCGGTTAAAGCTCAACTCAAAAGCCAAAAGCCGAAGCCTTCAAACTCAATTTTGACGTTTGAAGATCCGACATCAACACCTCAAATTACATCAACAAAAACAACAGGCACTCCTATGGCTCCCACGCCGACTCCTTCTTCACCTGCTCAACTTGTTCAGCTTCAATCGAACAACAAGCAGTTCTCAGAAAACGACATCGCCGACGTAATTGTCAACAATTACGGCGATAAGTTTCTGTTCGATTCAAGCCTGGATGAATTCTTCGCGTACGACGAAGACGAAGGTATCTGGTACATAAACGATGAGCACCACATTAAACGACGTATCGTAAAAACTTTAGACACCTTTGTTACCGCAGGGGTTTTGCCGAAATACAACTCGGCAACTGTGAGCTCGGTATTTCATATTCTTAAAGCAAAACTTCTGAAGTCCATCGACGGTGGGCGTAGTTCGATCTGGAAGGCCGGACGCGGCAAGATTGCTTTCAGAAACGGCGTTTTCGATACCAAAGATCAGTCTTTTAAAGACGGCAATCAGAAAGATCTGTTCTTCCAAACTAAGCTTGCTTACGATTTTGATCTCAAAGCCAAGTGCCCCGAGTTTTTAAAGTGGCTTAACTGGGCAGTCGGAACAGACAAAGTTATTTTGATCCGGGCGTTCTGCCGTGCGGTGCTAACTGGGTACACGACCGGGGAAAAATTCCTGCATTTGATCGGTGCGGGCGGCTCGGGTAAATCCACGCTGCAGCAGGTTCTGATTGCGCTTGCTGGATTTAGCGGTACGCATACCAGTGATCTTGAAACCATCGAGACAAACCGATTCGAAGCTCACAGCTTGATTGGTAAACGGTTGCTCCTTCTGACGGACGAAGCTTCGTTTAGCAAGCGTCTTGACACCCTTAAAAAACTTACGTCAGCCTCTGATACGCTGCGTGCAGAACGGAAATATGGAACTCAGGTCATCAACTTCAAGCCTGAGCTTCTAGTTTCGATTGCAAGTAACGAGCACATCAGCTCTTCAGATATCAGTAGTGGTCTTGAGCGCCGGCGCCTCACCATCGTTATGAATAACGTCGTGCCGCCTTCACAGCGACGCGATCTGATCAGTGTTTACAACGATCGCGTTGAGGGTGAGCTTGCCCCCGAACTACCGGGAATAGCCGCCTGGGCACTCAATATGCCTGTGGACGAGATGCGCGAAGTGCTGGCCAACCCTGTTAAGTTCTGCCCGCACCTGAACGCTACCAACCTTGAGGCTCTCGTCTTCAACAACCCTATCTGTGCCTGGTTGGCCGAGTGCTGCCTATACGCGCCCAATAGTCACACCACGCTCGGTGGAGGTGCTTTCCGGCCCAGCATCGATGAACAGGAACGCGGGTTGTATATCAAGAACGCGTATCAAGAAATTTACGCATCCTACGCAAACTTCGCTAAATCAAATGGATACAAGGCTGCAGCCAAACCTCGTTTTGTAGATCGTCTTAAAGAAACAGTTAATAACGTCTTAAAGATTCCCGGTGTTGAACCCAAATTTGTAAACGGTCGCGCTGTAGTTAAAGGTCTGCGACTGAAACCTTATGACATCACGACAGATCGAGCTTCCTGCGGTGACACGCGTCTGCCATCACCTATAGAATACGCCTCGAATCCTTCCCTTTGGGACGCTGCTTTCGCAGCTCACGATACACCAAAAGAAGACGACACCAGTATTTAAAATGATCGGCAAAACATTTGGTGCCATTATCGGCCTTGGTGCAGCCTCAAGCATCACAGCGTTAGTTTTTGCGCCGTCTTTGTATCCCGCAAGCATGGCTGCTATGGGTGGTGCCCTAGGCGGCGCTGCCGTTGTAAACGAATCACGACGCCGCCGAGAGCAAAACGTTGTAGAAGCAACGCGAGTCGCAGCTGCGTTTAATGGTCTTTACGAAATTAATAAAGGTCTCGTTAGTCCACAGCAGCTCAGCTTCATGTGCGGTGTGCCTATACAAAAGACCACTATTTTCCTGAAAGCTCTCTGCGAACAGCAGGGCGGTAAACACATACCGACTGAACGGGGAGAAGTCTTTAATTTCCCGCACCCTGCCAGCGTGCTGGATCAGTTAACGGCAAACGCACAGGCGTGGGTCAAGAGCCAAACCGACCCGTTGCTGCAGGAAAACGCGACCCTTAAAACCGAAGTGTTGCGCCTTAATGCAGTTCTGAGTCGCCAACCGTCTCAGATACAACCAAAACCATTAAATAATTCTGAAGAACAACCTGATCCCTGGAACAAACTTTTATGATAAGGGAACGCGCGAAGGCGAGTATGAGCCGGGCCTAATCAAGCCCGGCTTTCGCTTTAGAGGTAGTTCCAGCCAGATAACCCAGAGTTGTTATCCTGCGAAGCCGCCTCAAGAAGAGCATCTCGAATCACCGGGACTTGATCGCCGATTATTTGGCCGATCTCCTGCGCGATTAAACGATGCTCCTGCTGCGTGCCGGGAGCATTCCGTAACCCGACATAAAAAATCCAGCTACGCAAAGTTCCCATCATGTGCAGACGGGTGGGAACACACATCAAAAGGATGTTTCGAGCACATTCTTTGGCCACGCCGGCGTTAACCATTTCAGCGTATAAATCCTGAGACTCCTCAAACAAATCGAGGATTCGCTGCCGAAAGCCCTGCTCAATACGGTCATCGTCAAACGCAAAACTGTTTTGACGATTTTTCAGATCCTGTGCGCGCAGCTCAAATAGCGGCGCATCTTCAACGACTTGCTCAAGTACGTCAGACGGATCACAATAACGCTGACTTGTTTCCTGAAACGTAAAGCTGCGGTGACGCAGGATCTGCGGAGAGATTGCCCGAGTCGTAAGGATCTCAAACGACGCACACACCTGCTCAAACACGCTCCAGTGTCCGTGTTTGATACAGTATTTAAGGAGACGTACTGCCTCCCCACGGTCTGGATCTTTTGTCGAAACCCGAGCGTGGGCGGCAACAATCCGCTCAGCTTCAGGGGTTATCCAATCTAAAGAAGCCGAATGGAGCTTACTGCTCGCCACCGTGTTTGATTACTTTTGACCCAGGAATAATAGCCTCAGTAATCCGCTCTACCAACCCAGGGTTACGCTTGGGCAGTTCGCCAGCCATACGCTGAGTCACGTAAGGCATCGAGGCGGGATCAGTCTGAGTAGCGGGGCCGGCGAATCGCATTATCAGGTCCTGGGGAATGCTTCTTGGTAACGAAGA